TTACAATTCATTGTTAGACCTTGGATTGAACGATTCTCAAATTCAACATATTGGTAGTGCGCCAATTTCAGCATTATTGACACCCGGTAAAAAGGTAGCAGGCAAAGGCAAGTATCAAAATTTATTTCACGATTTGGGAGAAGCATCTGGATTACATCAAGGTCGTTCAATGACAATGAGAGATTGGTCAAAGGGCAAAGAAGGAACTCCTGAAGAATTATTGGAACAATATGCCGCATACAAAGATGAGGACAGGCGTGGTGAATACGCAGGAACGCATGAAAAGCAAACAGGTCATGCACGACGATTGGAACATCCTGATGCTAAAGGAAAATATGGTCAAGGGACAATTGAGCATTCACGACAAGCATGGGGTTTGATTGCTGGCGCACATGAACATGGTATAGATTTGAATGATGTGTACAATGAATACGCTAAACAAACTGGTAAGCAGCAATTGACACCCGGCACACCCGAACATAGTACTGCACAATTGTCACGTAAAGTGTATCAGGCAATAGCGGAACATCGTTTGGCTAATGAACCACACCTTCAAGGTCGAAGCGTATTGGATTTGGAAGGTGGGCATCCGACACACGGATTACATGAAATGCGAATCCCTGATGATTGGCAATCTATTCCATCACAGGCTGTGCAATCAACACACTTCCCATCTCAACAACCGACACCTCAACCTACACCATCTCGATTAACAGATATGATACAATCTAGTGACCCGTCATATAGCGAAACTGAAGAACGATTATTGAAGGCAATGGAGCAGATTCAGATACAAGATGCAAAGGGCAATCCTGAGGTCAAAAAGTGGTTGCCGAAACAAACTCTCAATATCAATAATCAGCATGATGTGCTAGTGCTTTCTAAGAAATTAGAACTTACACCTCACGACATTCATTTTGTTAAGGCATCTATGGGAGATTGGACAGATATAGCAGAACGATTAAAAGTCCCCTACGGTGTCGTTGGGTCAATCAAGGTAGCATTCGGTGAGTGAACATGGGGCAAATTTTAGTAAAATCGGAATACAATCCGCGTCAATACGAGTCGCGGTCATTGCTCAATGAGGCAGTTCAGAATCGAGCAGAAGGTATCATGAAAGAATGGGAAGTTTCTTCCATTTACAATGGGCCAGACCGTGCTGCTGTTGAAGTTATGCACAAGCACCAAGCAACATACAATGAGATTGCATGGGTTTTGGCTGGTGACAATATCACCAAATCAAACGAAGTGTATGCATATATTGACAGTGTATTGAAAGCAACTAATCAAGATTTAGGTAATATGGCTTACACAATGACAGGCCAAGCAAATGAGGCAGGTAATCCAACTCGTTCACATATGCAAGATAACGCATCATTGGGCCTACCCGGATACTCACCCGGTATGGGTGGTCAGGCTAAAGGCCCTCAAAGTGCATCAGTTCAAGATACTCACCCAACACAACAAGAGCAACAACAACAGGGCGGATTCGATGCTCATTCAGGTCAGGTTGCTAAACCCGGTCTTTGGAATCGCATGAAAACATGGGCAAAAGACCGTGCAGCCCCAGCAGCCGCACGTGGTCTCCGTCATCTTGGTGCAGGTATCGCTGGTGGCATGGCCGCTGGCCCTGCAGGTCTATTGGCAGGTACTGGCGCATCCATGTATCAGGCACACCAAGCCAAGAAACGCGGCGACTATGGCAAAGTCATGGGTGGTGAAGGTGGTTTGAATCAAATTGCCGCAGATGCTGGCAAACAAGCCGGACAAAACATCCAAGATTTCGGAGCGCAACAGGCACAGAATTGGCAAACAGGTCAAGGAGTGGCTGGTAAGGTAGGACAAGCAGCCGGTGCTGCTGGTAATCTAGCCGGTGCTGCAGGTCGTGGTATAGCCAGTGCCGCAGGTGCAGTAGCAAAACCATTCCAAGATGCATGGCAACAGGCCGGACAACAACAACAGGCTAACGCAGCAGCAATGCCACAATATCCTGCAATGGCCGCAGCCGGTATGCCCGGTTCAACGCCATTGACCGCTGAGAATTCGATGACAAATGTGATGCCCGGTAATCGCCCCGGCGAACAGGCACAAGTTGACCCAGCAGCCGCACAAGAAGTGACACAACAAGGACAACAGCCACAGCAACAACAAGGACAACAACCTTGGGGAACAGCAGCACAACCAACTCAGGGTGCAGTAGGAAGTCAAACCGATATGGCGCAACAGCGTCTCATGCAAATGAGTTCAGATAACCCGTCTGCATACAGCACTATTGAATCCATTTTGAAAGGGCAGTGATGCCCGTTGCATCCTGATGATGCAATGGCTGATGTTGTCAGTGAAATTGACTTTGAAATGAGCAAACGTGATTTTCAATTTTTTTTTGAGGATATCTGTGGTTGGCAATTAGCCGGTCATCATGCTACGTGGGTCGATAATCTACAGACCCATAATCGGTATTGTGTAAAGGCAAGTCGGGACCATGGAAAATCTGTATGTTTCCTATCATATCTCCTATGGAAGGTATGCTTTTTTCCCGGCACAGACGCCATGATTTTCAGCCACTCACTTGACCAGACTATCCGCCATATGCGATTCTTGAATGATATGATTGAAAGCATTCCCATGTTAAATCGTATGAAGAAGAAGGATACATGGGCCAAGACATATTTTGGATTCACCAATGGTTCCCGTATTAGTGCTAAATCGGTTGGTGGTGGTGTTCGTGGCGCTCACCCTGACATCATTCTATGTGACGATATTTTGTGGGGAACCACTGAAACAGAACTGAAGCGTGTCGCTTCATGGTTCTACGAAGTTCTGGTTCCGTGTTTGCACCACACATCTCAACTATGTATCGTAGGCACACCGTTCACACCTACTGACTTATACACAGAATTGGAAGAAAAACCGGGTTATTTGGTCGAAACTTACCCTGCATTGAATCCACAAGGTGAACCATTATGGCCTGAACGATGGGATTTAGAAGCGTTAGATGCGCGACGTAGGGATATGCCAGCGGTTGCATTCACACGTGAATATCTGTGTGAACCTATTGATGATGCATCTAGTTTATTCCCTAGTTCAATCTTAGCCCCATGTGAATCTCGAAATCATATACTGTATGACCGTGAGTTATCTCCAATGGAAGGTGGAGATGATGGCGACCAGTATTTCATAGGCTGGGACCCGGCCATTTCATCTGACCGTCAAGCCGATTATACAGTCATGACAGTATTACGACGCCCAGCACAAGAACCCAATAATTTGGAAATTGTACATATCACAAGACGTAAGGGTATGGATTTCCGTACCCAGATTATGGAAATTCAACGATTGAATAGTAAGTTCAGACCTGATGTCATTGAATTGGAAGCCAACCATTTCCAACGTGTATTCGCAACAGAATTACGTGAAAATACTGACCTTCCTATCAAAACATTCATCTCATCTAAGACCAAACGTGAGTCATTATTGATGGGGTTGGTATTGAAGTTTGAACGAGAACAAATGGTATTACCTATCGGTGATGACCGTTCTCGTGGATTCATGGCAGACCTCAAAACCGAACTTCTACTTTTCGGTATGTCGAAAAAAGGTAAGTTGGAAAGTATTGGCCGACACGATGATATGGTGATTTCGCTTGCGTTAGCACATTGGGCAACGACCGAGTTCCGAGAACGCATCATTGATTTGGATGAAATTGACGATGTATTCCCCGAACGTATGCTAGGATTTTGATAATATGTGGGGCAGTATGTTGGTGGGTGACGACTACGATTTACCATTTGATGGTACAGGTATGGATATTGACATACTAGACATATGCAAACAATTGTCTCAACACCCATTATTGAAATCTCCACCACCACAACAAGGTCAATCTATCATGGGTGCGCCAAATGCTAGTGAGAATCCTGCTACAATGAGTCAAGGTGCAGGTCAATTAACACCTCAACAAACACCTAAGGATTTACCCGGACAAGAATCTGCGGAACAAAAACGCATCAAAGAATTGGCAGGGAAACTTGGGCAAAAACCTGACCAAAAACTTGCCAGTCAATCTGTTGGTTGGTTCGATTCTATGGGGCGTAGTGCCGAATCTATTGTGAAAGACCTCAAAATGGCTCGACGTGATAACAAAGTGGTGAAAGAAGAGATTGATGATTTGATAGATGCTGTGCGTTCGATGAAACGTATGGAGATTGATTCCACACTCAAAGGATTATCATGGGGTGATGGTCATTATGATACCATCAAATCATTGGGTCTGTCTGACCGCAATTTACAATCTCTTCAACGATATGGTGAAACACGTAAAGCGACATTATTGCGCTCATGTTTAGAATATGAAGCAGCCAATGAACGTATTGAAACACTTACATCTACAATGGATAATTGGTCAGATGTTGAAAAACAAGCATGGGTGGAAGCACAAAATGACCGTGACGCTGCAAAGAAATCATGGACATCTAGTTTGCATTCTTTGGACTCATTGAATAAATCAGAAATAACTTGGTTGTCATTAGCAGGTCAAGAATTAGAACTCAATGGTGGTATGGATACACGCGCTATCGTTAGCAATTTGGTAGGCAAAGGTGAACCCGTTAAGAAACTCACAGTGAATAAATTGGGAGCATTGATGAAAATGTATGGTGACGAACTAGGTATTATCAAAGGTGTGAAACGTGGAGAATGGATGATGCGTAAGCGTGACGGTACATTGATTATCAAAGACCCTTGGGCATATGCGGCAGGATTCATTGACGCTGACGGATATATCACAATCACCAAACGTGGTGAACCTCGTGTAGGTTTGGTCGCAACAGGTGAGCGTGGACGTATTCATTGTGAGCAACTAGCCAAGACCTTGGATTGTGGCGTTCTTCAATTAGACCTGAAGGTGTACAAAGATGCACAACGGTCACAACACCGACTCCAATTCTATTCCAAAAATGACATTAGCAAGATACTCAAAGGGATTCTCCCACATCTTCGATTGAAGAAAGGTCAAGCCGAATCTGTATTGGAATATCTGACCACACCACACAAAGGAGATATTGCCAAACAACGTCGTACTCAATTAGAAAAATTAGTCAAATGGGACAATTGGGCAGACAAGAAGGCTGATGAACTACTCAATGAGTGGGGGATTACCGAAGGTGACATCGAATCATGGCGCGACCCCACTCTCATGAGATTGGCGGTTGATGTTGAACGATTGACGGAGGCGATATGATGGCAGAAAAAGGAAGGATTGGTCGGTTTCTCGATACATTGACGAAACCGTTCAAGAGGAGAGAGACACCTGCACCAACAATGCCGCTATGGAAAAGCGGTATTCAGGAGCCGGTATTGGTTCAGGGTATTACCATCCCTGCGTTGTATGCAACAGTGCAGGAATCAGTAATCTTGCGAACTACAATTAACACACTATGTCAAGAAATTTTCAGACGTGGATTATTTTGGGAAAAGGCATGGCATAAGAAATGCACACAGTGTGATGATGAATACCAGCACAATGTAGATGTGTGTGAACTATGTGGTGGCGAACTACGTGACCCAGACCCTGACGAGGTAGTATATCCCAAGTGGTTATTTGATGAGCGCACAGAACAAGACCAGACATTCATGGATGTTATGCGTGAAGTTGAATGGGATTTGAATATCGTAGATGATGCATTCATTGTCATTCAGAAAGAATACTACCTCGATGAGGAAAGTGGTGACATTGAGTTCTCGCGGGTAAAACAGATTACCCGAGGCGACCCCACATTCATGCGATTGATTGCTGACAAACGTGGTGTTCGTGGTGGCAGATACAAAATATGTCCTGTTCACCGAAGTAAAACATATAGTCATTCAGAAGATTACAAAGAATGTGATACTTGCGGTTTGCCATTACAGGATGTTCACTTTGTAAATACGGCAGGTAGTGGCAAAACACAGTATTATCTTGAAGGTGAAGTCCTTCATATATCCAAATTCAACCCATCTAAATTGTATGGGCGTTCTCCTGTAGCAACCATGTGGCGTCAGGCTATGACATTGACTGCAATGGACAATTACATGTACCTCATGTATTCCAAGCGACGAGTGCCGCGTGGTATTCTCGCTATCACCACCGATAACATTCAATCTACGGCATCATTCTGGAAAGGTGTTGAAGAGAAAATGGAACGTGACCCACACTATGTTCCAAAAGTGGGTGTCGAATCTGCATCGGGTCGTGGACGTGTCGAATGGGTCAAGTTCATGGATACAATGGATGAGATGCAATACAGTGCGGTACGTGATGAACTACGTCAGCGCATATCATCGTTCTATGGTGTGTCGAATATCTTCATGATGGACTCCGGTAAAGGTGGGGGTCTATCCAATGAGGGTATGCAAATTCTTGTAACCAATCGTGCGGTTGAATATGGTCAGAAAATTTACACACGTGACCTATTCCCACGATTACTCAAACTCATGGGTGTCAATGATTGGAAATTGACACTGTATCCAAATGAAGAAGAAGATGAGGTAACACGCCTACGTCGTGATGAGATGGAAGTCAATATCGCACAACGTATGATGCAACTCGGATTCAAACCAGAACTCAAAGATGAGGGGGAGCGTGACATTCGATTCACCTACAAGACTCCTCCTCCTCCACCCCCCGCGCCACCGGGTGGCGCACCACCGCCCGGAGGCGCACCCCCTCCCGGTGGAGGAATGCCACCCGGAGGCGCACCCCCAATGCAAATGGGGCGTGGCGGTAATCCAATGATGCGAGCAGGGATGAACCCCGGTATGCCACCCGGAGGAATGCCCGGTGGTATGCCCGGTGGTATGCCCGGTGGCGCACCTCCAATGGGTGGCGCACCTCCAATGGGTGGTGGTATGGCAATGGCGAATCCAGCAATGGCAAAATCCGAACTACCCAATCTTGGAGGTGGTGGTAGTGATTCAGATAAGACCGATGGTTCCAGACCTAATCGTGTAGCCGGTGTAAAGGATACACGCACTGCACATGGCGCACCAAAAGGCACAACACATCAACGTGGTCACGATAAATCTCCAATTGAACAAGCATTAGAATCTATCCAATCTGCAAAGGAATCCGCTACGGACCCAATGGGCGATAAGGGTAAGGATTCAGGGCTATATGGGCGATAGTCTCATAAGCGGGGTATCCGTCAGCATCGGCATGACTAGTGTAGACTTGTCCAAAATGGACCCTATGGCACGTAAAATGGAGACGGCTGTAAAGGCGTTCCATAAGGCATTGGAAGAGGGAGATGCAAATGCAGCAAATGAGCATCTTCAAATCATTAAAAATACCAGTGATTTCTTATCTGAAGACCTTTGGAGTATTGTTCAAAAATCAGTTGAAACTCCAACCGGACCCAATCAGCGATTCGCTGGTGGCGTCCCAGTAATGCAATTTGCTGAAACCGGCCAAGTATTGGATGTTGGTAATCGCGGGGATATGGTCAAAGGTCTTATCCTACCTGCCCGAACAGGCGGTATTATGCAACCACAGCGTTCACCCGGTCAGCGACTTTGAGGTGATATAATGGCTGATGATGAAGCAAGTTTGGATTTGATGAAAGCGCTCATTGGTAAAATGGAGCGCATGGATTCAGACCTTGGGCAAATCCGTAAGGAAAATCAACAACTACGTCAAATTCTACGTGACCCAAGTGCATTATTGAAGCGCGCTGGATTCGTTCAGACATCTACACCAAGAGTCGAAGATGTATGGGGCGACCCACTTCGTGGTGATGGTGCAATTGTCAAAGGTGTAGATGGTGAATCATTCTTTGAAGTGCCAGAAAACAACCAAGATTACTATGATATGGATTGGTCCGAGATTCATAACCTAGCAAATCAGGCTAAATCATTGGGTCATGTATCCAATACCCCAATGCCGGAGGCGTCAGAATGAAACCAGTGCCAGTCAAAGCAGGTGAATATAGCGAAGTAGAAACCTTGTTGGAAAAGGCCATTGAGTTGGAAAAGGCCATTGAAGAACATGGTAACAATGATGTTCACTTTGAAGATGTGAGCGGCACGAATGTCCGAGCGCAACACTTCCATACCAACCAACAAACATTGCCAGAGCCTGAAACTGTGGCAAAAAAGGTCATTCAGGATAATAGCCCACCTAGTCTAGGTAAAATTAGCGCGAACCCACATCAAACCGAATCTGGTGCATTAGGAGCGCATCTAACAGATGGTGGCGGTGACAGACCTGCAGCACTCAAAAAGTCACAACTTCTTGGTGCATGGAAAGAAGACGACCCATTCAGCGTAGATTCATTGGTTGGAAAGGTTGAGGAACTCGCTCGTCGCCTATGATTGGGGGCGAGTAAATGGCAGTAGATACACCATACGACTTCCATTTACGGAATAAACACGAGTTCTATCGTTCACTCATGGACGGTATTGAATTAGAGAATGCTGCCGCCAATTACATTTTTTCCAAAATGAATGCTGAAAGGCATAACGTATTCACACAATCTTCTGATGAACTAGCATTTGATTATACGGCAAATCAGATACTGAAAGGTAAATGGAAAGAAAGCAAACGTGAATCTGATTTTGAACGGTTCGGATTATCAGATGAACCTTGGATTCAACGTCTTACACAATTTACAGATGGGCATAACGACCCACGTAGCGCCCATTCCGCATGGCCTTCAATGGCAGATGTGGACCCTACTCAAGCATATGGTAGCGTATCACCTTGGGATTTATCTGCATTAACAGCCAATTCACAATGGGGAAGTCCTGAATGGTTGAACGCATTGAGTGATGTATGGGAACCACAAGGAGATGACCATGACCCACACCATCACCATGATTGGATTGAAAAAGAAGTTCATGAACACGAAGGACATCATCAAAAATCATTCCACAATACACCCGGTTATCTAGGTAAATTGTCAGGTGACAATCCATCAGACCTGTATGAGAAACATTTTGCTCGATGGAAAGCCGAAGTAGCAGACCCCAAAGTTCTAGATATGAGTTTATTCGACCAAAAACAAGCGCATCTAGACCAATACAATCGTGTGTGGTCTGGCAAAGAACGTGACCCATTGGCAGATATACATGATAATGGGTCACACCAATTGGGATTTTTGGGATATGCATTGGGATTGGAATGGATGACACCTAGCCAACGTGACGATATTCTTAGTCACATTAGCACACATGGGACAGACGATAGTAGAGAAAAACCTACTGTTCCACATATGCCTGTTGGATGGTTGAATCGAAATTGGGCAGGTAGATTCTTGGCAGGTGAAGCCATTCAACGAATGCGTGACCCAAGTTATGCAGGGTCAATGCTCACAGGTCCACACTATGGTTTTGAATCTGAAGATGTAAAGGAGCATCACAATGCACGTAGGTTATCAGAATCAATGAAGGATGTTCTTGTATATGACCATGATAATGAGGCAATGGGATACAAA